GAACCCGCCGAGGTTGTTGGCTTCCGTGACGCCCTGATTCCGCAGTTGCAGGATCATGTTCTGCAACCGCTCCTGCTCCGCGCCGCCGCCGATGATCGCATCGTTCCTCGCGCCCGCGTAGGACTTGTCCTTGGCGTCGTTCAGAACCCGCATGGCGTTGTTGAACGCCGGGGTGCCGGGCACCAATCCCTTGTTGGAAAGCTGCGTCTCCAACGAGCGTTGCGACTCTTGGTACTGCGGGTCGAGGTACTGCGTCTGCCGCTTGTAGAGGGCGTCCTGCACCTGCTGCCGCTCCGCTGTGGTGTCTCCCGGCATCGCGGTCAGCTTGGAGTAGTCGAGGTCGCCTTGGATGCCGCCGCCGACGCCGCCGACACCAGAGGCCGGATCGCTGGCGTAGATGCCACCGGGGACGCCGCTTGTTCCCGGCGAACTAGACCACGACCCGCCACCGCCGCCGCCGCCGCCGCCGCCGCCGTAGCTGGAAATCATGCCGCCGCTGCCGGGGGCCACCCCGTAGTACTGCTGCCCGAACTGCCCGGCTGCGGCGTTCCCAAGCTGACCGTATTGCAGGCGCAGCGCCGCGTTCTGGTCGTAGATCGGCTGCTCGGACGGGCCGAACGAGGTCTTGTTTGTTACCTTGCCGGTGGCGGGATCGGTGATCCACTCGTTGCTGCTGCCGGTCGCGCCCACCTGCGAGTATCGGTTCTGGTCCCGAACGTCGTAGGCCGCTTCCTTGTTGCGCGCGAACTGCTGATCGTTCAGCGCCGAGTAGTCAGGCGCGGCGGGGGTCTTGGCTTTCTTACCCATGTATGTCTCCAAGGAAGCGGCACTTCTGTTTCCACATCACCATGAGGATCAGGTCGCCGGAGGGCATCGCCCCGCGCAGCACCGCCTCGTTCTCGAATCCGAAGTTCCTGTTCAACTTCAATGCGTCGTTGTTGCTCGCTTCCACCGGGGCGGTGATTCTCTCAACGCCGAGGCGCACGAACGGGTAGTGGAAGATCGCGTAGAGAAACTGCCGGGTCATCCAACGCCTGCCGGGAATCCCGGCGATGTGCGCGAAGATGTTTGGCCCCGTGTAGTTCTCGTAGACGACTCCCGCGATGATCTCCCCGTGTCTCTCCAACCCTATTGCCGTGTGGTTCGCCCACCCATCCGTGTCCAACATACGCGCACAGAAACCAGCGACCCGCCGTGTGTCGGTGACAAGTTTAGACCGTGGCACCGAACTCGTACACATAATCCGTAGCCGCCCAAAGTGTCTCAACATCCTGTGCAACAAGCATGTGCAGCGCCGCGCAGTAGCCCATGCCCTGCACACTCTGCCACCGCCGATAGCGTTGGTACTCCGAGTCCCACTTGGCCGCGTCCCACACCGCCACGTCCCACACGAAGTCGCTGGCCGGAAGTGCCACAACATTCAACGTCAGGGGGGTCACCACCGCGAAGTCCACCTCCAAGACGATAGCGGCGGGCGGGATGGAGCCGGATTGGAAGATGGGGCGGGCCATCGTCCACCGCTTCGTCACCCCCATCGACTCGAAATAGTTGTACGCCGTGATGACTTCCATCGTGATGCGCTCGCCGATGGTTCCATTCCACGGCACGTTATCGAAGTAGCCGGTCCACGCCTGACATACGCGACCGTCCTTGGTGATGAAGTAGGGGTCGATGCCGACGAGACACACGCTCTGTATGTCCATGTTCGTGTACTCGCACCACGCCCCGCTGATCGTGTTCATGGAGTACACACGCACACCGCCATCTTCCTCGGTGTCGGGAATCGGCACGATCAGCCAAATCTGGTTCTCGTTGGGGAACAGCAACATCTCCCACCCGATCACGTTGAACCAATCCGAGATCAACGCGCTGATTGTGTGTGAAATTTTGTCCGTAAGATTGTCGGCAGTATTGACCTTCGTGCTTTGGAACGACTTGGACAGCGACTCCATGCCGGTCGTGGTGAGCACGAGCAGATCACCGCCGTAGCTGACGCCGCAGCGCCGCCCCACCGGGGAGCCGAGCCGGAGCACACCCTCCAACCCCCACGCCTCTGCGCTCGCCGGGTCGGTGCCGGAAAAGATCGCGCACTCACCGTTGCTCGAAATGAACACCAGCTTGTCGTTCATCCCGTCGCCGGAGTCGCCTGCCCATGTGTAGATCGCCATGAGGAAGCCACCGAACTTGAACAGTTGGCCGACCTCGAACGGCTGCGCGATGCCACCGACTTGATCCACGGGGAGGAACCACGCCTGCGTGCTGTTCTTCTGCACGAACCACAGGCGTCGTTGGTGAACGGCGACGTGAACAAACGTCTTGGGGTCCACGCCGCTGATGTCGAAGCCCACGGGCGGCGGGGTCACATCCTCAAGCACAGGGGTAAACGTCACGCCATCGTAAACGAGTGGCGGGTCGATCCCATCCACGCAGTAGAGATAGTTCCCGCCGACGTTTCCGAACATCGTCGTCTGCCAGTAATCGCTTTGCAGCCCCGCCACGCCCGGCAGCGGGGCCGCGCCCGGAGCGTTGATGGCGTACACGCTGCCGCCGGAGAACGCGACGACGGTGGGGGAGCCCGATACGGGGCTGAATTCAGCAACGGTGGGGTTGGTCCCCGGCGCGAGGCCCACCGCCCGCGCCTTCCACCCTTTCCGCATCGTCACCGCATACGGCAGCGGAAACCAGTTCCGCAGCACGATGGCGTCGGTCGGCGGCATTGCTGCCACCGAGTCGCGAGCGTTCAGTCCCCCAATGGGCGACGGAACGCTCGCTGTCTTGATGACAGCGCGGCGCGGAGTGGGACGCCACGGAGCGGTCATTGAATCACGCAGCCTTGCGGTAGATGCTTTCCGCGAGCAGGAACCCGAACAGCGGCCACAGCTTTCGGAAGGCGTCGTCGTAGGCCAGTTTCTCCCCAATCGCGAGATTGAAGTTTCGCTTGTCCACGCACGCCGCCTCGCCGCGCACCGAGTACCCGTTGTCCAACGTCATGTGGCAGACCGTGACGGTGCTGCCGGGAAGGACGATGAACTCCGAGGTTTTGATACGCTGCTCCATTGCTTCCTTCGTCACCCTCGGGAACGTCTGTGCTTCGATTGCTTGGTCTTTCTCTTGGCTCGACAGCATTTGATCTACTCCTATGATGTGGTGCGGGCACCCGCCGCACCTTCGGGTTCACTACGGGCCGGTCGGGCCTGTGTTCCAGTTACCGTCGCTGATGTTCCAAGGCCCGATGTAGATCGGGGACACACGCGGCGACAGCGACAGGCGGGGCGCACCTTGATTGCGGCTCATCGCTTGGTTGAACGATACGTCGTAATTCCGTTGCAGCGCGGAGGTGTCGAAGCCTTTGATCTCCCACAGCTTCAGCTTGATGCCGTTAATCATCATGCGCGTGTTGAACACACACGTTGCGGCGTCGGTGGTGGCGAACTGCGCGGTGGTGCCGTCCTGCTCAATCACCCACCCGTTCGCGTAGTACATAAAATCGAGGTTGTAGGGGGTGAACGCGCCACCTACCACGGTCGGCGTCGGGAACAGTTCCACCGTGTCCTTGACGTAGCGGTAACGCAGGCGCGGGCCGAGCGCGACGATGCCGCTCTTGAGCGTCTGCCATTGCTGCGGCGTGGCCTGCCCGATGAGGGACCAATGGTTCGTGCGATCCCACTCGGTCTGGTCGATAGGACCGGCCCAATCGGAGGGCAGCGGGTACGCTTCCTGATTGGCTACGGTGACGAGCGTGAAATTCTTTTCGAGTTCCTTCCACCGATACTGCTCGTAGAGTTCCTGCCCGAGCGCGTTCCACAGGCCAAACATCTGCTGTCCGGTGGAGTCGGGGGCATTCACCACCGTATCGGGCACCGGCAAGCCGAGTTCACGGAGCGCATCTTGGCATTGCTTCAGAACCGTGGGCGATGTGTGCGCCATGAAACCCCCTACGTTAGATACCCGACGAAGCTGATGATAATGCCCGCGATTGGGGGAGCGCCGCCAGCGGCAGCGATTGCTGAAAAGATCGCCCCGTTTGCTACGCTGCTCAACGCCCGCACGCGCACCTTCTCGCCCGCTGCTGCCTTATGTGTTGCCAAAAACATCGTGGCTATCACATCGCCCGCACTCTTGGCCTCTACCGTGGTCCCGGCGAAGTTGATCGCCACGTTATCCGCCTCGGCCCAACACTTCAGTACGTTGTTGGGAGCGCCCTGCTCAATGTGAATCTCAATCAGGATGTTGTAGTACCCGGCGTTGACGAGCGTGAACTCATTACCAATGCGGTTGATGTTGTTGTTGGTAGGCGCGTCGGTCTGGAACGCCACGGTGGCAACAGCGTTGGAAATCGTCTGGTTCGTGTTCGACCCGAATAGAGCGTTCGCAACGATGGTGCCTGCGACGGGGAGCGTGACTTCTTCATCGCCGGGCCGACCGGGCCGGGCGTTGACGGTGATGTTGTTGCCGTCAACCGAACGCAGAACAAGGGTGTCAGGGTTGAATAGCTGCTGACGAGTCCATGCGTTCTGGATTCGGTTGACGATGCCCAACGCTACCCCTTCAACTTGTCCATCATGGTGCCGAGCGCACCCTTCCCCTTCTGCTGCTCCATCAGCAGTTCCAGCTTCGCGCCCATCGCGCGGAGTGCTTCGTCCTGCGCGAGCAGGCGGGCTTCCAATTCGGCGTTCACCGTGGCAAGCCGCTGCGCTTCCGCCGTGTCCTTGGCGACCTTGAGATACGTTTCGGCGCGACGGCGCAGTTCGTTGCCGCCCATGAACTTCGCAGCGTGGATGTCCGACATACCGGCAAGCTGCTCCACCGTCATCACGCCGAGCGCCTTGAACTCGTACACCTGCGAGATGGAAAGCTGCGGCCACATCTCCAGCGGCGTGCCCTCCGGCGACTGCTGCATATTCTTCTGGAACTTCTCCCACCGCGACGCGAACCGGACCTTATCTTCCTCGGTGACGGGCGCTTCGATGACCGAGTTCTTGTCGCCCGGAACGTGGATGCGAATGTGCGGAACGTCGTCGTAGATCGGGCGACCTTCGAGGTCGCTCTTGCCGCCGTTCTTGATCGCCTTCATGGAAAACACGACGAACAGCTTGTCGTCCATCGCGAAGCGGTTATCGAAACTGTGTTCGTCTAGCGTTTGTTCGAGTGACATGGTGATTGGCCTTTGTGGTTTTGGTTTTATGTTGAAAAAACCCCCCGGTCAGGCGGAACCTTCCCGACTGCCGAGGGGAAGGCCCCACCAAAACCGAGGGGTGTGTTGCTACGGCGTGTAAACGTCGGCGGTGGTCACCCACAGGTAGTCACCGAGTATGGTGGCCTGCCCCGTGTCGTTCGTCCATGTGTTGCCCGCCGCCGCCGCGACCTGCACGCCGTTGGTGGCGCCCGTGGTGGCACCCGCTGCGATGACACCCGTGGCACGCATGAACTGCGCCGTGCTGCGCTGCGTGCCCGTGGGCGGCGTGATCTGCGCCCGCGAGCCGAGCGCGAAGGGCGCGGTTGCGTCCCCCGCTGCTCCCGGCGTAACGCCGACCGGGGGTTTGTAGATTGTCGTAATCGTCGCCCCCGACATCGGGGTTGTGAATGCGCCTGCGGGCATGATTGATTCTCCTGAAACGTGCTGCGATTAAAGGGATTCGCTCCGAACGCGCCTGAGATCAGGTGTTGTTCAGTTGCCCTTGCAGGCTGGAGTTCGAGGTCGTCAGGTTGCCTGCGAACGCGAGAATCTGCGTCACGGCGTCCTGATTGATCGAATACCGCTTGCCGGGGTCGAGCGCGACGAAGTTGCGGTCGCGGTGCGGGCGGAAGAAGATGTACTTCGTATTGAGGAAGTACGCCGTCGTCGCCGGAGCGTTGCCGCCCAAGCCGCCGTCGAGCACAACGTCCGCGTCCATGAACTTGATGGACGGGAAGCCGAGGTTGCCGGTGTCGGGCGAATTGAAACGCTGGATGGCCTGAAGGGACTGCATATACAGCGCCCACATCAGGTTGTCCATCACGATCAGGTCGGGCCGATTCTGGCCGCGAACTTGTCGTGCCCACAGGCGGTTCATGTACGTCTGGATATTCGACGCGCTGATCGCTGCGGTGCCGTCCGTGGTGCCCTTGTAGAGTTGGGACTGCCAGAACGTCCACACGGCGCGGTCGATGCCGCCGTACACGCCCGTCGCCGGGTTCGTTGGGACCGCAGCGCCGAGGCCGGTGAGTTCCTTGCCGCCGAAGCCGGTGCCGTTGCTGTAGAGGCCCGCCGCGACGAGGTTCGCCATCGTGTCCTCGGCAACCGTCATGCGGCCTTCGAGCAGGTCGATGATCTGTTCCTTGCCGGAGTTTTGCAGCATTTCCAGACCGGAGATCGTCACCGGGCAGGCAGCTTGCTTGATGTCGTACTGCGCGGCGCTGATGACATCCTGTGCGCCGGTCGGCAGCGTTTCGTAGCCGGAATACCACGAGGCGTTCGCGTTCTGCGCGAACGAGAGTTCCTGCATGATGACGTTGCCGCCGCTGAACGGCTTGCTGTTGCCCCTCGTTTGCAGACGGCGCAGAAGCGCGTTGTTCTTTGTTACGTTGTCCGCGATGATCCCGCTACGCGATTGGATCGTCGTCGCGATGATGTCGCTGACTTGCGAGTTGGCGAATGCCATGTGTGCC